AGACATAATCGCGTCTTGGAAAGTATGGGTGCCCAACACTAGGTGGGCTGAAGAATTGGTTGACGAAATCGCAGAGTTCCCATCAGGGGAACATGATGACTTGGTGGATGCGACAACTCTGGCACTCATGCGATTTAGACAAGGTGGGTTCTTGCGCTTGCCCAGCGACGAGCCTGAAGACATTCGGTATTTCAAAGGTCACCGCCGAGAGCGGTTCTACACAGTTTAAGGACACATCATGGCAACAAGTTCAATGGACAAATCAATTTATCAAGCACCTCAAGGTCTCTCTGACTTAGCCCTTGAACCTGACTTGGAGATCGAAATTGAAGACCCCGAGGAAGTAAATATCCACATGGGCGACATCGAGATTGATTTAAAGCCCCACAAAGAAACATCGGATGACTTTGATGCCAACCTTGCCGAGTACATGGACGATGGTGAGTTGGACTCGCTTGGTAACGACCTAGTTGAAGACTTTGGCAAGGACATCAACGACCGCAAGGACTGGATACGCACGTACGTGGATGGCCTGAAGCTGTTGGGCCTTCAGTACGAGGAGCGCACCGAGCCGTGGCAGGGCGCGTGTGGCGTGTTCCACCCCATGCTGACCGAGTCAGTTGTTAGGTTCCAGAGTGAAGCGATGATGGAGACGTTCCCAGCGATGGGGCCGGTCAAGACCCAGATCGTTGGCGCGATCGACCTGTTGCGCGAAGAAGCCGCCGCTCGCGTGCGCGAGGACATGAACTACCAACTCACTGAGGTGATGGTCGAGTACCGCCCAGAGCACGAGAAGATGTTGTGGTCACTGCCACTGGCTGGCTCAGCGTTCAAGAAGGTGTACTTTGATCCGGCCAAGGGTCGTCAAGTGGCAGTGTTTATTCCTGCCGAAGACATCGTGGTGCCGTACGGTGCGAGCAACCTTGAGTCAGCGGAGCGAGTCACGCATGTGATGCGCAAGACCGAGAACGAGGTCAAGAAGTTGCAAGAAGCTGGGTTCTACCTTGACATCGACTTGGGCGAGCCGACGCATGAGTTGGACGACATTGAGAAGCAGAAGGCTGAAGAGCAGGGCATGTCTGCCTTGAATGATGATCGCTTCCGGTTCCTTGAGATGCACGTTGACTTGGACTTGGCGGGGTTTGAGCATACTGACAAGAAAGGCGAGCCCACGGGCATTGCGCTACCATACGTGGTGACAGTTGAGAAGGGCACTCGCAAGATTCTGGCTATCAGAAGGAATTGGTACGAAGATGATGAACTCCACACCAAACGACAGCACTTTGTCCATTACCAATACATCCCCGGTTTTGGCTTCTATGGTTACGGTCTTATCCACCTTATCGGTGGGTACGCGAAGAGTGCGACGATGCTCATCCGTCAACTCGTGGATGCTGGAACACTCTCGAATTTACCCGGTGGCCTCAAGTCTCGTGGTCTCCGCATCAAAGGCGACGATACACCTATCCAGCCCGGAGAGTTCCGAGATGTAGACGTACCGAGCGGCTCAATCAGGGACAACATCCTGCCCCTGCCATACAAGGAGCCGTCACAGGTTCTGTTTGCGTTGTTCCAGAACATTGTGCAAGAAGGCCGTGCGTTCGCCTCCAGTGGCGACATGAACGTGTCTGATATGAGTACCAACGCACCGGTGGGCACAACACTGGCTCTGTTGGAGAGAACGCTCAAGGTGATGACAGCAGTGCAAGCGCGTCTGCACTACACCATGAAGCAAGAGTTCCGCTTGCTCAAGACCATCATCGCCGACTATACGCCCGAGGAGTACGACTATGAGCCGGAAGATGCAGGCCGTAAAGCCAAGAAATCGGACTATGACAGCACAGATGTTATTCCTGTCAGTGACCCAAATGCAGCAACGATGGCACAGAAGATTGTGCAGTATCAAGCTGTTCTTCAGTTGGCTCAGTCTGCACCACAACTCTATAACTTACCTCTGCTGCATCGCCAGATGATCGAGGTGTTGGGTATCAAGAACGCCAGCAAACTCGTGCCGGTGGAAGATGATGCAGTACCAACCGACCCGATCCAAGAGAACCAGAACTTGCTCATCATGAAGCCGGTCAAAGCGTTCATCGAACAGAACCACGAGGCGCACATCCAAGCGCACATGTCTGCCATCCAGAACCCCAAGGTTCAGCAGTTGATGCAGATGAACCCACAGGCGCAAACGATCATGGCCGCAGCTATGGCGCACATCAACGAGCACATTGCGTTCGAGTACCGCCGCCAAATCGAACAAGCGATTGGTATGCCACTGCCTAACGAGGAACAGAACAAACAAGTTTCTCCAGAGGTGGCAGACAAGATTGCCATGATGACCGCTCAAGCGTCTCAACAGTTGTTGCAGCAAGCGCAACAGCAGGCTCAGCAACAGCAAGCACAACAGCAGATGCAAGACCCGATCGTTCAGATGCAGATGCAAGAACTTCAGATCAAACAAGGCGAGTTGCAGTTGAAACAACAAAAACAAGCCATCGACGCTGCGGCCAAGGCCGATCAGTTGCGCATCGAGGAAGCACGTATCGCGGCTCAAAAAGAGATCGCTGCAATGCAGGTTGGCGCACAGTCAGCCGCAAAACGAGATCAGCTTAATAAGCAGCAAGAGGCTGAAGGAGTTCGTATGGGCATTGATGCTGCGAAACATCGCGCACAGATGGCCGTACAAATAGCGCAACGGGCGGCGCAGAAATCGCCTAGCAAACCTAACAGGGGATAAACATGGATAACGGCCAAGTGCTGGGCTATCTGGTGAAAGAAATCAACAAACTACGCGATGAGAACGCTGCGTTCCTCGCTGCTGGAAGAGCGATCAATTTTGACGAATATCGTCATGTCTGCGGAATTATTCGAGGTCTAACCTTCGCAGAAACCCTTGTCAAAGACCTTGCGCAAAGAATGGAGTTAGCCGATGAGTGAATTTGATACCGCTGCCGTGGATCTGTCCGGTATTCTGAATAAGAGTGCCGAAGAGAAAGCCAAGCAGTTGCCCGACCCTAAAACCTTCCGCCTTTTGTGCGTTGTTCCTGAAGCGATGGAAGAGTATCAAGACAGTGAAGTGGGTCTGATTAAAGACTCAAAAACCATGCACTATGAAGAAGTGCTGACCCCAGTGCTGTTTGTCATCAAGCTAGGGCCTGATGCTTACAAAGACACTACCCGGTTCCCCAGTGGGCCGTCGTGCAAGGAAGGTGACTTCGTCATCGTCCGCCCCAATTCAGGCACCCGCTTGAAGATTCATGGCCGTGAGTTCCGCATCATCAACGATGACAGCGTGGAAGCGGTTGTGGAAGACCCGCGTGGCATCACCCGCGCAGCATAAGGAGTAACACATGGCAACAAAATTTGATGACGACGTGTACGTATTTTCAGACGAGATCGAAACTAAGAAAGCTGCTGCTGAAGAAAAGATCGAGATTGAGATCGAAGACGATACGCCCGTCGCCGACCGGGGCCGCAAGCCCATGAAAGAGCCGGTGGAAGACCCGACCGAAGAGGAGTTAGCCTCCTACGACGAGAAGGTTCAGGCGCGTATGAAGAAGTTCACTCGTGGGTACCACGATGAACGCCGTGCCAAGGAGCAAGCCCTGCGGGAACGCGAGGCTACCGAAGCATACGCCCGACAGATCATTGAAGAAAATAAACGACTTCAACAACAGCTTTCTAGCGGGAGTAAAGTATTTATCGAGCAGTCGCAATCCAGTGCGCAGCTTGAGCTTGATTCCGCCAAGAAAAGGTACAAAGAAGCCTACGAAGCCGCCGATGTAGATGCGTTGGCAGAAGCCCAAGCAGAAATTGCCAAGGCTACTTTGCGCATGGACAAGGCTTCAGGTATGAAGCCCATCGAGGTTGAAGAACGCGAGTTCACGCCCGCCCAACCCGAGCAGCCAAAACTAGCCCCGCGCACAAAAAAGTGGATTGAGCGCAACAGCGACTGGTGGGGCCAAGACGACGAAATGACAATGGCCGCTATGGGTATTGACAGGAAGTTACAGAAAGAGTATGGTGCGGACTATGTAGGTACTGAAGAGTACTTTCAAACCATCGACAAAACGATGCGCAAACGATTTCCTGAGCACTTTGAAAGTGACCAGAGCTATGAGGATGACGAACCGCCTCCAAAGAAAAGAACGTCAGAACCGGTTGACGAGGATGAAGATAATCCGCCGCGCCGTGCAACAAAAATTACTTCGCCTGTGGCTCCGGCCTCGCGTAGTACCCCACCTAGTCGTATTCGACTGAAAGCATCCGAAGCCGCGCAAGCGCGTCGCCTTGGGGTGCCCATTGAAGAATATGCGAGACAGGTTGCTTTACTTAGAAAAGGTACTTAATCATGGAAAACGTAGAAACAAAAAAATCGCAGATTCGTTTGGATCGTGCATTGGATAGTCGGACTGCTACCTACAGACCATCGTCTTGGCAAGCGCCCGAAGCCCTACCCATGCCGGACGAGCGTCCCGGTTGGAAACATCGTTATGTCCGATTGAGCACTTTGGGGACTGCTGATCCCAGCAATATCTCTTCTAAGTTACGTGAAGGATACGAACCCGTGAAAGCGGAAGAATATCCCGAACTCATGATGCACGCTGCCACTGAAGGCCGCTTTAAAGGCGGCATTGAGATTGGCGGACTGTTGCTCTGTCGTATTCCTGCTGAGTTCATGGAACAACGTGCCAAGCACTTTGAAGACAAGAACAAGCAAGCAATGGATGCGGTGGACAACAATTTCCTTCGTGAAAGGGACTCTCGATCTAATATGGCGTTATTCGCTGATAAGAAGTCGAAGGTAACTTTCGGTTCTGGTTCTTAAATTTAGGAGTCCTTAAATGGCATATCCAACTGTTGACGCCCCCTACGGGCTGAAACCGATCAATTTGATCGGCGGACAGGTGTTTGCCGGAGCAACTCGACAATTAGTCATTGCGAATACTACTGGTACCGGTTACGGCACCAGCATTTTCTATGGCGACGTGGTCAAACTTGTTTCTGGTGGCACCATTGAAAAAGACACTGGCACATCAACCGCTACACCTTGTGGCGTGTTCATGGGTTGCCAGTACATCAGTGCAGTCACTGGACAACTGACTTTCTCGCAGTATTACCCCGCGAGCTTGGCAGTTAAGAGTGGTTCAACCATCAATGCCTTTGTGGCCGATGATCCCGATCAACTGTTCAAAGTTGTGCTTGTTGCAGGCACTACAGCCGACGGTAATGGTTTGACCCCAGCTTTCTTGGGTCGTACCATGATTGGCTCTAACGCCGCCTTGGTGCAAAACGCAGGTTCATCTGTGACTGGTGACTCTAAAGTGGCGATTTACTCCGCTGCTGGTGGCACTACCACTGACACCCTGCCGATCCGCATCATTGATGTAGTCCCTGATACTGCCAATTCTTCCGGTAATTTCTGCGAATTTATCGTGAAGTGGAACGCTGCTAATGTCAGCGGTCTGACCGGTGGTCATCAGTACCTCAACCCAACTGGCGTTTAATCAAGGAGCATATAAATGGCTATTTCACGCGCACAACTGCTGAAAGAGTTGCTCCCCGGACTGAACGCTTTGTTCGGTATGGAGTACGCTCGCTATGGCGAAGAACACAAAGAAATCTACGAATCCGAGACTTCTGAGCGTTCCTTCGAGGAAGAAACCAAGCTGTCTGGCTTCTCAGCCGCACCTGTCAAGAACGAAGGCTCTGCCATCGCTTACGACAACGCGCAGGAAGCATGGACAACCCGCTACACGCACGAAACCATCGCCTTGGGTTTCTCGATTACCGAAGAGGCAATCGAAGACAACTTGTACGACAGCCTGTCGTCTCGTTACACCAAGTCATTGGCTCGCGCTATGGCGTACACCAAACAGGTCAAGGCTGCTGCCGTCCTGAACAACGGCTTCTCTGCCAGCTACCCCGGTGGCGATGGCGTTGCTTTGTTCAGTACTGCTCACCCGCTGGTCTCTGGTGGAACCAACAGCAACACTCCTTCCACTCAGGTTGACCTGAACGAGACTTCCTTGGAAGCCGCCGTTATTCAGATCGCCGCTTGGACAGACGAGCGTGGTTTGTTGATTGCCGCCAAGCCTGTGAAGATGATTGTTCCCCCGAACTTGATGTTCGTCGCTAAACGCCTGTTGGACACCGAACTCCGTGTGTCTACTGCTGATAACGACATCAACGCCATCAAGCAAATGGGCGCTATCCCCGGTGGTTACGCAGTGAACCACTACTTGACAGACACCAACGCTTGGTTCCTGACAACAGACGTTCCTAACGGTCTGAAGCACTTCGTTCGTTCTCCGCTGGTCAACAGCATGGACGGCGACTTCGACACCGGCAACGTCCGTTACAAGGCCCGTGAGCGTTACAGCTTCGGCTGGTCTGACCCTCTGGGTATGTGGGGTTCTTCAGGTTCGTCCTGATAAACCGGAAAAGGGGCCTTGTGCCCCTTTTTCTTTTGGTGTATATTGCACTCATTCCGGGGTTCTCCGGTGTATCAAACAGTCCCGGCTGACGACATGCAGATTGATACACCTTCACTTGCATGTAAGGAAAAAACATGGCACGCACTACGTTTCAAGGCCCAATCCGGTCACTCAATGGCTTTTACACACAAGGCCCCGGTTCTGTTCTCGCAGTTACCTCTAGCATCACTTTAAACCCTCAAGATTACGCTGGCCGCATCATCAGCGTTGGCGGTTCATTGGCAGCAAACGTGGTTATCACGTTGCCCACTATCAACACTTCTAGCGACCCTTCTTCATCTGGCCCCGGCTCAGACCCTAACACCCAAAACAACGAAGGCGCTGTCTACACAATTTGGGTTCCAACAACCATCTCCACAAGTTCTTTGAAGATTGGCACTGACGGCACCGACAAGTTTGTTGGCACTATCTTTGGTGTGGACACCGATAGCTCCAACGCTTTGGTGGCTTACACCGCCGCAGCAGCAAATGACTTCATCAACTTTGACGGCTCTACCACCGGTGGTGTTGCTGGTACATGGGTACAGATCTTTGCAATCGCGGCCAACAAGTACATGGTGAATGGTATTGCTTTGGGTTCTGGTACTGTTGCCACACCGTTTGCCAATTCCTAATTAGGAGCATCCAATGACGATGCAATTTGATGTCAAGTCATTCCATGTGATGACTGGAACGCCGACGGCAATTGCACAACGCACTCGTTTAAAGGGTGCGATTGTGTCCAACTCGGTTTCCGGCACACCCGCGAATGTGCTTTTTGCCAACAATGTAACGATCAGCGGCACATACAACATACCCGGCACAACAACCTGCACAGTGACCACAAGCACTGCGCATGGACTGACGACTGGGGATCGTGTTTGGCTGAACTTTACATCCGGCTCTGCGGTAGACAACGTCTATACCGTCACTGTGACCACAACCACAGCGTTTACGGTTACGACCGGCGCTTTGACAACGTCCGGCAACGTATCCGTGTACACGCAGGTTTTGATGGAAGTTGACATTACAAACAGCGTGCCTGTTTCAGTCAACATCCCCGGTGAAGGCATTCTGGCAACAGACGGCATTTTTGTTGGTACGCCAGCAAACATTGCTGCGACGGTGTTCTATGGCTAAGTCCCCTGCATGGCAACGGGCGGAAGGGAAGAATCCCAACGGAGGCTTGAACGCCAAAGGTCGCGCCTCTGCCAAGAAGCAGGGGATGAACCTGAAAGCCCCACAGCCCGAGGGCGGCAGTCGCCGAGACTCTTTCTGCGCCCGGATGAAAGGCATGAAAGCGAAGCTCACGAGCGCCGAGACCGCACGCGATCCCGATTCGAGGATTAACAAGAGCCTGCGGGCTTGGAACTGCGCAGATGGCGGGTATGTAACAAAAGCCGATGGTTGTGCAACCAAAGGTAAGACGAAGGGTAGGTTTGTTTAATGGCAAAGAATGGCCCAAAACGCGGACTTGATGAGCAAGAGCTTGAAGGCGGTGGCGCAGGCGCGAGTATGCGCAACGCCAGCACTAAAGACACAAAATGGAGCAGCAAGCCTTCATTCACCAGCAACGCCAGCTTGATGGATGACATCAAGAAAATAAACAAAGACACTTCCCACCTCAAAGGTAATGCGAAGAAGGTTGCCGAAGACGCTCAAGACCGCGCAGGTAAACGAACAGCTATACGCGCAGCAGGCACCGGTGCCACCGCCGCAGGCATAAAAGCCGCAACCGGCGACGATTACGAAGACACAACCGACAACACGGCTCCTTCCTCCGCTGGTATGGGTGCAATCATGTCTGGTAAAGGCATGGCCAAGGGTGGTTCAGCTTCCAGCCGAGCCGATGGTATCGCCCAGCGCGGTAAGACCAGAGGGAAGATGTGCTGAGATGGACATCAATACCATTTGGTCTGGCGCACTGTCAGCCGTCTTGGGCGGCTTGTGGTTCTTCATCCGCGAGAAGTTCGAGGATGTGCGCCGTGTCGAGCGTCTTTTGAATATCACACGCGAGGAGATTGCCCGTGATACAGCTACTAAAGCAGAAGTTGCAAGGGTTACTGAGCACATTGACCAGCGTTTCAACAAGCTGGAAGAAAAGATTGACCGGCTACTTCAAGCGGGGCGATGATGCCAGCAACAAGCCTTAAGCAAAAGAAATTCATGGATGCTGCGGCGCACAATCCGCAGTTTGCAAAACAGGCCGGGGTTCCTCAGTCTGTTGCAAAAGACTTCAGCACGGCCAGCAAAGGCATGACGTTTGGGGGTGGCAGATCAACGGCAATACGCGCTGATCGTCAAAAAATCAACAATCCTAAAACCAATCAGGGTAAGCAGGAACTTTTTAAAAAGGGTGGCGAAATGAAAGAATCCAAAGCAATGGCAAAGAAAGAAGTCTCTTTTATGCAGAAAAAGGGCGCTCCAAAGTCCATGATTAAGCATGAAAAAGAAGAGTACGGCATGAAAAAAGGCGGAGCCACCAAGAAGATGGCTTCCGGCGGTATCACTTCTGCCAAGATGGGTTCAGTCAAGACCGCTGCTCCCAGCCGTGACGGCGTAGCCACCAAAGGCAAAACCCAAGGCTCAATGGTCAAGATGGCGGGCTCCAAACCCTTGGGTATGAAGCGCGGCGGTAAATGCTGATTTAAGGAGTAGATCATGGCAAGAGCAAAAGATTTAGCTGGTATCGCAGCCCTTGCCGGGTTGGGCTACATGCTGTCCAAAAAAGGTGATGAGACCGGCCCTAGCTCCACAGCGCAAGAGCGTGGGGATTCTGCGTTACGGATCAACGCCCAAAAAAATGCAATTTCAGGGAATAAACCCAAAGAAGATGCTGACAACACTACCGCAAATGCGTACCGTAGCGGGGTCATGGGCGGGGCGACACAGCCTTCTGGCACAACCACTACAAACGTAGCGTCTGTTAAGCCTCGCAGTACCGTCGCAAGCAGCGACTTGCCGCCTGCCAAACTTAAATCTGTGTCTGAACCTTCTGATAAGTCAATAAAACTGGCCCCAGAAAAGCGCGATCTTGAAGCTGGAATGAGCCGTGGAACGCGTACTGCTCCCGCCCCTGCGAGTACTGTGTCTTCTTCCGAAGAAGGTATGAAAAACTACAAGCCTCGCCGTACTGCTCCCGCCCCTGCGAGTACTGTGTCTTCTTCCGAAGAAGGTATGAAAAACTACAAACCTCGCTACACCCCACCAAGCGCTACTAAGAGTGCGCCCCCAGCAGCTTCAAAGCCAGCAGCTTCAAAGCCTGCTACTTCCACGTCAAGCAACAGGGTTCCAACCTCTGAGCAGGCAGCAGCGAATCGCCAAGCGGCATACGACAAAGTCAAAGCTGTTAGGTCAAGCGTAGGCGACTATGTAAGAAACTTTGAAACCCCCGCAGAACGTCGCTCACGCGAAGCTAAAGAGTCTTCTGGCATGAAGCGTGGTGGCGCAGTCAAGAAGATGGCCTCTGGCGGTATGACCGCTTCTCGTCGCGCAGATGGTATCGCCACTCGCGGCAAAACTCGCGGCAAAATGTATTGAGGTGAATCATGAATGACGATCTCGAAAAGAACAAAACGGCCCCTCAAGAACCCGATGACGCATCTGCTGGGCGCAAGTTCAAAAAGGGCGAACCCGGTATGCCTGAGCAGCCCGGTCAAGACATTCGTGTCGATGGTAAGCCTGTGAAGCCCGCCAAAAAGATGGCCGGTGGTGGCTCAGCGTCAGCCCGTGCTGATGGCTGCTGCACCAAGGGCAAGACCAAAGGTCGATTTGTATGATGGCCTCTCGCGGCATGGGCGCAATCAGGGCATCCAAGATGCCCGGTAAGAAGACGATCACCCGTAAGGATGATCCGAACAAAGTCGCCATGTACGCAGAGGGCGGCAAAGTCAATGCTGCTGGAAACTACACAAAGCCCAGTCTGCGCAAGCGGATTGTGGCCCAAGTAAAAGCAGCGGCGACGCAAGGAACAAGCGCTGGCCAGTGGTCAGCAAGGAAAGCTCAGCTTGTGGCCAAGAAGTACAAGGCCGCTGGTGGGGGGTACAGAGATTGAAAGCACCGCAGCAATCCCTGAAAGATTGGACAGCACAGAAATGGCGTACCAAGTCGGGGAAACCTTCCTCCAAAACTGGGGAAAGGTACTTGCCGGAAGCAGCAATCAACGCACTCAGCCCAGCCGAGTACGCCGCTACAACAAGGGCAAAAAGGGCCGGTAAAAAAGCCGGAAAACAGTTTGTGAAGCAACCACCCAAGGTGGCGAAGAAAACAGCGGGGTACAGATAATGGCCGAGAAGTGGATTCAAAAAGCGATCAAGAAGCCCGGAGCCTTGCGTGCTGAGTTGGGTGTGAAGGGTGACAAACCCATCCCCGCTAAGAAGCTGGCCGCAGCCGCCAAGAAGCCCGGTAAGTTGGGTCAGCGTGCTCGTCTGGCCGAAACCCTCAAGAAAATGAAGTGACATGGCAAATACCTCTGGCGCAGTCAGTTTTAACCTCGACCTCACCGAGTTGGTAGAGGAGGCGTTTGAACGCGCCGGTGGTGAATTGCGCACCGGTTACGACCTTCGTACAGCCCGCCGCAGCCTGAACATCATGTTCGCGGATTGGGCCAACCGTGGCATCAACTTGTGGACGATTGAGCAGGGCACCATTGACTTGGTGCAGGGGCAGAACACGTACCCGCTGCCCGATGACACCATTGACCTGTTGGAGCATGTCATTCGCACCGGTGCGAACGTGGCTTCGACTCAGGCTGACCTGACCATCACCCGCATCAGCGTCTCCACCTACGCTACGATCCCCAACAAGATCACACAGGCCCGCCCCATTCAGATTTGGATTCAGCGGTACAACGGCCAGACTTCACCGACTGGGGTGGCTTTAGATGGGGCAATCACCAGCACTGCCACTGAAATCACGTTGGACTCCGTGGTTGGTTTGCCAGCCGCTGGCTTTGTAAAGATCGACAGCGAGATCATCAACTACAGCTACATCTCAGGCAACACCTTGTACAACTGCTTCCGTGCGCAGCAAAACACCACAGCGGCGAGCCACACAAGCGGTACAGCAGTCTATTGGCAGCAGGTTCCTGCTGTGACTGTTTGGCCAACCCCCGACAACGCCCAGACCTATCAGTTGGTGTACTGGCGACTGCGCCGTACACAGGACGCTGGTGGCGGGGTAAACATCATGGACGTGCCGTTTCGTTTCATTCCTTGCATGGCCGCTGGGTTGGCGTACTACGTGGCTGGGAAGATTCCCACCGGCGCGGAGCGTTTGCCATTTCTCAAAGCACAGTATGACGAAGCATGGGAACTGGCAGCGTATGAAGATCATGAGAAGGCTGCGTTGCGGCTTGTTCCCCGCCAGACCTACATTGGGAGGTAAGGATGGGTAACAGGTTTGCCAGCGGTAAGTATGCGATCGCTCAGTGCGATCGTTGCGACCAGCGGTTCAAGCTCAAGGTTTTGAAGACAGAGATTATCAAGACCAAGAAGTATGACTTGTTGGTTTGCCCGGAGTGCTGGGATCCTGACCACCCGCAGTTGCAGTTGGGTATGTGGCCTGTTGATGATCCGCAGGCTTTGAGGAATCCCCGGCCTGACCGCAGCTACGTGTTGTCTGGCACAGATGGATTGCAGATCAATCCAACTGGAACAGGAATCAACGGCGCAGGAACAGTGGAAGGTGGTAGTCGAATCTTTCAGTGGGGTTGGAATCCAGTTGGTGGATCAAGAGCAAATGATGATGGTTTAACGCCAAATAGCTTGGTTTTGGCTGTGGAACTTGGTACAGTAACGGTAGCAACGACATAAGGAGTCGAAAATGGACGCAAAGAAAGCACTTAAAGCACACATGGCCAAAGGCATGAAAACCGCACACCCAGATGCTGCGGTTAAAAAAATGCGTGCTGGCGGCAAAACCAACAGCGACATGCTGAAGTACGGTCGCAACATGGCCAAGGTTATGAACCAACGTAGCGCTGGAAGGGGTAAATAATATGGCCACGCCTAAAAAAGTACCCTCAGTAGTTGTTGGCGAAGCCGATAACAAAAAGTACCTCAAAGACATGAACGTGTCTGTTGCAAATACCCGCAGTGGCGAATACAAGCCAACCAAGACCAGCGGCATCAAAATCCGTGGCACTGGTGCGGCTACTAAAGGCGTGATGGCCCGAGGCCCGATGGCATGAACTACGCACAGCTTGTAACTGCGATTCAGGATTACACGGAGAATAGTTTCAACTATTCGACCGATCCAACGCCTATTGATACGTTTATCAAGCAGGCGGAGCAGCGCATTTACAACTCTGTGCAGTTCCCGTCCATTCGCAAGAATGTGACAGGCGTAACAACTACAAGCAACAAGTATTTGTCATGCCCCAGTGACTTCTTGGCTGTGTATTCGATTGCAGTTGAAACGACTGATGGGCAAGAGTTTCTCTTGAATAAGGATGTGAACTTCATCCGTCAGGCGTACCCCAAGGCAACCGACACAGCAGTCCCCAAGTACTATGCTTTGTTCGGCCCAACGACCACATCAGGATCAAGCCCTGTGGTCACCAATGAGTTGAGCTTCATTCTTGGCCCAACGCCGGATGCGGCTTACAACGTCGAGTTGCATTATTACTACTACCCTGAGTCAATCGTTACAGCATCCACCACATGGCTGGGTGACAACTTTGATTCTGTTCTGTTGTACGGCTCACTGGTTGAGGCGTACACCTACATGAAGGGTGAGCCTGACATCATGTTGGGATATGACACCAAGTACAAAGAGGCACTTGCGTTGGCAAAACGTCTGGGTGATGGCATGGAGCGTCAGGACGCTTACCGGTCGGGTCAATTTAGACAGGCGGTGACCTGATGGCTTTCACAGGAAACTTTTCGTGCAATACGCTGCGTTCAGGCTTGGCAAATGGAACAATCAATCTGACAAGCGATACGTTCTATTTGGCCTTGTACACCAACGATGCAACGCTGGATCAGACGACCACAGCCTACACAACAACTGGCGAGTCAACTGGCGGTGATTACACCGCTGGCGGTCAGGTTGTAACGGCAACTGTGTCTTCTCAGACAACATCATCCGGCGGCATCACATACGTTTCGTTTTCTTCTCCTTCATGGAGCGGTCAGATCACTGCTCGCGGGGCATTGATCTACAAGGCCGGAGACAACGGCGCTGTTTGTGTTCTTGACTTTGGAAACACAAAAACATCGACCACATCATTCACTGTAACGATGCCTGCAAACACAAGCACATCCGCACTCATCCGACTCGTTTAAGGAGCATTAAATGTCAAACGTAGAAAAAGCCAAAGCAGCCGATACCATTGGCAGCGCAATTACCAAAGCCTTGGAGGCTGGCGAATCAGCCACAGCCAAAGGCGTTTACACGATGCAGTGCTTCGACAAAGACGGTAACCTGAAGTGGGAAGCTGAATGCCCCAACTTGGTCGTCAACGGCGGCTTGCAGGACATGAACAACAAGTATTTCCTTGGCAGTGCGTACACCGCCACTTGGTACATCGGCTTGTATGGCGCTGGCGCATCAAACACACCAGCCGCTTCAGACACTGCATCTTCACATGCCGGTTGGACTGAAGTTGTGCCTTACAGCCAGTCAACCCGTCCGGCTTGTACGTTTGCTACGCCGACCACAGCCAACCCGTCTGTGGCAACCAACTCAGCTTCCCCTGCTGTGTTCAGCATCAACGCAACATCGACTGTTGGTGGCGCGTTCTTGATTAGCAACAGCACAAAGAGTGGTACTACAGGTACTCTGTACTCTGCTTCCGACTTCACATCCCCCGGTGATCGCTCTGTTGTTTCAGGCGACACATTGAACGTCACCTATACTTTGTCACTTGCGGGGTAAAATAAACTTGTGTATACTCTGATGTAACAACATTGGAGAATACATGAAACAATCAAAAAAACTTCTTGGAGTTTGGCGGGCAATGCACAACAGGTGTTACAACACAAACCACAAAAGCTACGCAAACTATGGCGGGCGGGGTATTTGCGTTGAGCCATCTTGGCATGGCTCGGCAGGATTTGTTCAATTTTTGGCTGATATGAGAGAATTACCAGAAGGCGGCACATTGGAACGCATTGACAACAGCGCAAACTATGGCCCATCAAATTGCAAGTGGGCTACACGCTCAGAGCAAGCAAAAAATAAAAGAAATAACCGGCATATAACAGCCAATGGCAAAACGCAAGTTTTAGCGGAATGGGCTAGAGAGCTTGGCTGCAAAAGTGCTGCGATTCTGTACAGGCTAAAAAAAGGCATGTCAGAGCAAGATGCCGTTACGCAGCCTATTGCGCAACGACCAAACTCTAAGCTACAACCAAAAGATGCGTTGTATGTGCGAGCAAATTATCCGACAATGACCGCGCAAGCCATTGCTTCAAAACTTGGCGTATGCAAAAAAACAGTGTTGAATATTATTCATGGCAAAACGTTTGCCGATGTGATTGCGTAAAGGCGAAGGAATAGAAATGGCAACATTTAAAAAAGGTGATGTAGTTCGTCTGACCGGCGTTGTGCCTCTTGGCCCAGTGATCGGTATGCGTATGGATGAAGATGGCAACGTGTCCTACTTGATTGAGTGGACTGACATTGAAGGCCATGTGCAACAGCGTTGGTTCGCTGAAGCTGATCTGGCGGCTGTCTGATATGAGTGGGGCATGACGAGTGTTTGGAATCTCCGCATTCTCACAAGCCCCGTTTTCGTCGCTTGGTAACTCGACCTACGCAGTATTTGTAGTAGAGACAGCCACAGCGACGGATAGCGTTTCTTCGCTCTTAACTTTTCTCTCCGCAGTTTCAGAAACATCCACTGCGACTGACGCTGTTTCAACCAAGGTGACCTTCCCTGCGGCGGTCACTGAGACTTCGACTGCAACAGACACATTTGCTGCTGCCCAAACATTTGGCACGGCAGTCACCGAGACGGCAACGGCAACTGATTCAATTTCATCAGTACCAAAATACGCTTGCAGCGTTTCAGAGACTTCGACGGCAACTGACTCCGTAAGCGCAGTCCCAACGTATTTGTCTTTGATTGCAGAGACGGCGACTGCCACAGATTCCGATGCGGTAGCAGCCAGCACATTTAATGCGCCGGTTGTTGAAACAGCCACTGCAACAGACTCGATTGCAGCCAAGGCCACATTCCCTGCATCTGTCAGCGAAACAGCGACTGCGACCGACTCTGATTCAGCCAAGCAAACCTTTGCCACGACCGTGACGGAGACGGCAACTGCCACAGATTCAGTGTCTGGCACTCAGACATTTAAATCAACCATTGCTGAGACTTTAACAGCCACGGATGCAGCATCAAGCTCGTTTGCCTTCCTTGGCAATGTCAGCGAGACGGCAACAGCGACAGACACCAATGTGGCTTCAAACCTGTGGATCACGAACATTTCAGAGTCTTCCACAGCTACAGATGCTTTCAACGCAGCCGCAACATTTGAGGCTTTGGTTGAAGAGTTTGGCTCCGCTATTGATGAGGTGGTGGCAGCGCAGGTGTTCATTGCCGCCATCCAAGAAGCCATCACAGCATCAGACTCGTTCTTCTGCCGGTTCCTGTGGGAGCTTATCAACGACAGCCAGACTGCAAACTGGGGCAATATAGATACCGCAGAAAGCACAACATGGGCGACAATCAACGCATCCCAGACCGCTGGGTGGGCGACTGTTGATACCGCAGAATCCGCAGGCTGGGCAGAAATTGACGACAGCAATCCCAATACTTGGACAGATATTGGGACAACATGAGAGTAAGACATGGCATTAGTTTTAGCTGATCGAGTTCGGGAAACTACTACCACTACTGGTACAGGCACAGTCACGCTTGCCGGAGCCGTCACGGGCTTTCAGTCGTTTGCTGTCGTTGGCAACGGCAACACCACGTACTACACCATCGCCGGACAGGGTACGTCCGAGTGGGAAGTTGGAATTGGTACGTACACCTCCGCAGGCACAACACTGGCCCGGACAACCGTGTTGGCCTCCAGCAACTCTGGCAGCTTGGTGACTTTCAGTGCCGGTACAAAAGATGTGTTTGTAACCTACCCCGCAGGCCGGTCGGTGACGGGAAATGATGGGTACGCAGAGAATGATGCCCAGATTGATTTAAGTTCCACAATCACCACGGGCAGAAACGCTATCAGCGCAGGCCCAATCACAGTTGCTACAGGTGTCACGGTGACTGTGCCAACAGGTTCAGTCTGGACTGTTGTCTGACAAACCAATAGAATGCAAAAAGGAGTTTAAACGTGCCATCAGCATATACCACACTACTCAAGCTGGTTCAGCCAGTAACCGGGGAACTCACGAATACGTGGGGTAGCACAGTCAACTCTACGCTTACCCAGTTTATTGAGAATGCCATCGCTGGCTACCAAAGCCAGAGCGTGACCAGTGGTGACTGGACTTTGTCCACAACCACTCCCGGCGACACCGCCAATCCATCAACCAACGCTGCTCGTTATGCCATCCTGATCGCTACAGGTGCGCCCGGCACGACCCGCTACATCTACGCCCCTCAGTTGAGTAAGACGTACGTGGTCATCAACAACTGTACTGACCAAAGCTCAATCTTTGTCCGGGGCGGCACATCCAGTTCATACACAACCGGCGTTGAGATTGAAGCCTTGGGTTCAGCTTTGATTGCATGGGATTCCACGGCAAACAGTGGCGCAGGTGACTACGTCAAAATCGCAGGCGGTGGCGGCGGAGCCGCTGGTACAGGCAGTAACCAAGTGTTCTTCCAGAATGACCTGACAGTCACAGGAAGCTACACCATCCCGACCGGCAAGAATGCTGGTACGTTTGGCCCCATCACAGTAAATTCCGGTGTCACAGTTACAGTTCCAAGCGGTTCTGTCTGGACAGTTGTTTAAGGAGAACACATGAGTTCAGTAGCACTTCAAGGGAATGCAAGCGGCGCAGGCGCGTTTGTCATTGCATCTCCCAATTCAAGCAACAGCAGAACATTGACACTGCCTGATGCCACAACTACGCTGGTAGGCACAGATGCAACGCAAACGCTGACCAATAAGACAATTCAAGGTGGAGCGATTACATCTGGTACGGCTGTTACCCTTACTACGCAAACGTCTGTAGACTTTACTTCCATACCGTCATGGGTGAAGCGCATTACCGTGATGTTTAATGGCATAAGTACAAATGGAACAAATAGTTATTTAATTCAATTAGGCGATTCAGGTGGTATTGAGACAACAGGTTACACTTCTACTGCGTCTCGGATAAGCACTACAGTACTTACGCAAAATTCTACCGCTGGTTTTATTTTGCTTGGTGGTGCGGCAGCAGCAGCAGCAACTTATTCTGCGGTTTACTATATTAGCTTGCTGTCTACAAACCTTTGGTGTTTGCAAGGGACTATGTCAGATACTGTAAACACACAAACTCAAATTACTGCTGGGTCAAAAACACTTTCTGACACGTTGACGCAAATTCGCATCACAACCGTAGGTGGGACAGACACATTTGACGCTGGTTCAATCAACATTCTTTACGAGTAATCATCATGACAGCAAAACTCGACGGCACAAACGGACTGATCCAACAGTACGACTACCAAACCCCAACGACTGGGTTCTCTTACACATTCGCCGCCGGAACAACTGTTCTGGTGATGAACCCTGCTGGTACGCTGGCAACAGGCACAATCACAATGCCTGCGTCACCTGCTGATGGCATGACCATCACATTCAGTTCAACCCAGACAATTACTGCGTTGACTGTGAATGCAAATACTGGTCAAAGTATTGTCAGCGCGGCAACGGTTCTGCCTGCACGACAAGCTGGTGGCTATATATACCGACTGTCAAACACGACTTGGTATCCATACGAGTCAGTACCAACCAACGTGCCAGCAACACCTGCTGGCGGAAGCATCATCACTTCCGGTACTGCGGTTGCATCTACGTCCGGCACAAGCATTGACTTTACTTCCATACCATCATGGGTAAAGCGCATTACTGTGATGTACAGCGGAGTTTCAACAAGCTCGACAAGCGTTTATTTAGTTCAGCTAATTACTGGTGCATCAACAGTTGTTAACACTGGATATGTAAGTGCGACTTCATACGGTAACGGCGGCGTAACCACGGTTACATCAACTGCTGGTTTTATTGTACATGCGGGTGTTACCGCAACAGATTCTGTAAGTGGAATGATTTTTATTGGAAATGTTACAGGAAACACTTGGGTAGAAACTGGGAATCTTAATGCTTCAAGTACTGGTCAATTTAACGCTTCTGCTGGGACTGTTTCTCTTGGGGCGGTTTTAACTGGCGTACGTATCACTATGGCTAACGGCACAGATACCTTTGATGCCGGAACAATCAACATCCTTTACGAGTAAACATCATGACACACAGAATTGAAGTTAACGTACAAACAGGCGAAACCACAATCATTGAGTACACGCCTGAAGAGCAAGCTGCATACGATGCAGCAGTTGCACAACAAGAAGCCGCAGCATTGGCGGCGCAGCAGCAGGCACAGCCGCCTGCTGAACAAGGAGTTCAAACATGACAACCACAATTAGCGGATCATCCGGCGTTACGTTTCCCGCAGGTGGAACAGGCAACACTGCTGGCACAGTTGTTGGTACGACCGACACTCAGACATTGACCAACAAGACTCTGACCAGTCCGACAATCACTGGCGCAGCAGTGAGTTCAATGGCATCTAGTGTAATTACGTCTGGTACATCTCAAGCAACTACCAGTGGCACTGCAATTCTGTTTACTGGAATACCTTCTTGGGCGAAGCGTGTGACAGTAACTTTTGTTGGTGTTTCAACAAGCGGAACAAGCAACACTTTAATTCAGATAGGCGCAGGTTCTGTTGTGTCTACTGGCTACTCTAGTGCGTCGAGCGTAGTTGGAGCAGCAACCGCAGCAACCGCATCTTCAACAGCAGGTTTTTTATTGAGAAGCAACCAAGCTGCCGCCGTTATAAGCGGCGCAGTTTCTTTGATTTTAAGCACTGGAAACACATGGGTTGCTTCGGGCGTAACAATAGACACAAGCATTCCGGGTTCTTACACAACAGGCGGTTACTTGGCATTGGGAGGCTCGCTTGACAGAGTGAACATAACCACCGTCAACGGCACAGACACCTTTGATGCTGGTTCAATCAACATTTTGTACGAGTAAAAAATTGATCCAATATCCCTCCTCTTTGCGGCAAATGCTTGCGTTGCCGCCATCAAAGAGGGTTGCGAGCTATACAAACAAGCTAAGACATCTTTCATGGAGGTCAAGGCAACGGTTGACGAGGCTGTTGGAATTGCACAGGAGGTATATGGCTTTTGGGGGAAACTGGCAAGTATGTTTGGCGGTGCGCCAAAGCCAGTCCAAGTCAAGCCTGTGGCGAAAAAGAAGGAGAAGTTCGTTGCCGTTGACGAAACCCAAGTCATGGTTGATGTCGTCAAACAACTCACCGAGTTTTTCAAGATTCAGGAACAGTTAGCCGCACACATCAGGGAGGAAGAAGAGAAGTCCAGAAACGTCTACGAGCCTGACCAGAACCAGATGGAAGCCGCGCTGAAGCGGGTGATGGCGATGGATCAGATGGCGGCTCTGGAAGTGACGATCAGGGAAACGATGGTGTACCAGTCACCGCCAGAAATGGGCGCACTGTACAGCAAGGTGTTTGAGATGAGGGATGTAATTGCTGCCGAGCAAGAAGCAGCCAGATTGGCCCAAGAGCAGAAAGAGCGGAGGCTGACATGGCAACGGCATCAAAGGCAAGCAAATCAAAACCTCAAAGCCGGGGCAGCCGTCCTAACCCTGATCCTTATCGCATACCTGTGGACATGGTTCCTGTGGCTGAGTCAACTGAGGAAAGTGTGATGGGCGTGCTGGGTTGGATTTTTGCTGTTGTGCTGGTTGCGCTAATGCTACCCATACTTGCGTTCATGTACTTGGATGTGCTGGAAACCAAGGCAGAAGCCAAAGCGCAGATGGAAAAGATTGAGAAGCTGCGGCGTGAAGTCGAAAGGAAGAATCGTGACAAAGAGCCTGTTAATTTTGATGACAATCCTGTGTTTGACAGGGTGCGAAGACCGCTTTCGGTACATGTGCCAAGACCCAAGGAATTGGGGCCGGGAGGAATGTAAGCACCCGATGTGCAACGCCAAAGGCACTTGTCCTGAAATGCTTGTCCCACCTGAACCGGAGAAAAAATGATGCCTACAGTCGTAATGAATCAAAAGCAACGCCTGAGCGTTGAAGAGATTGAAGTCCGTGTCTGGGCTTTTGTCATCGTCATCTTGGTGCTGATCCTGTTTGGATCGGTCGGAGCATTCCTGTACAGCGTTTCATTTGTCGAACAGCCGATGGTGGGCATGGCCCCCATCGACAAGGTTTACACGCAGCAAATCAGCACCATCATGGTGTTCATCACCGGCGTGCTTGGCGGTGTTGCTGGTCGCTCTGGGGTTAAGGCAGTAGCCACAGCCATCTCCAAATCCGAAGCCAATGACAACGACGAGCCGCCCAAGCCATGAGCGTGTTCAACCCCTACGTCTTGCTTGGCATTGCCTTTGCCGTACTCAGCAGCTTCGGCGGCGGGTATTACAAGGGCAAGCGTGATGAGATTGCACGCCAGCAGATTGAGATTGCCGGTTTAAACGCAAAGGCCCGGGAAACAGAACAGCGCATGGCAGAGGTTGCCCAGACTTACGCCGAGACTTTAAGGAAAGCAAATGATGTTGCAAAGAGCAAAGAAACTAAGCTGCGTGCTGATATTGCCACTGGTGAGCGCAAGCTGTTCATTCCTGTCAAAGCCCCCGAGTGCGCCGTTCCAGCCGCCGCAGATTCCCCCGCTCCCAGCGGAAATACAGAAACAAGAGCCGAGCTTGACGGACGAACTGCTCAAGCTCTTGTCGATCTCACCAGCCGAGGCGACAAAGCCATCCGCGATCTCAACACCTGCATCACCCTCTACAACGAAACCTACCAAGCTTTGAAAGGGAAACCATGAATCTGACCGCCAACTTCTCTTTGCACGAACTGACCAAATCAGAAACAGCCTTGCGCATGGGCTTGGACAACACACCCGACAGCGAGGCCACAGAGAACCTGCGCAACCTGTGTGTAAACGTTCTTCAGAAGGTACGTGACCATTACGGCAAGGGCGTGAAGGTGAACTCTGCCTATCGCAGCCCTGAATCAAACGCCGCTGTAGGCGGCTCCAAGACATCAGACCACTGCAAAGGCATGGCAGCAGACATTGAGATTCCCGGCGTACCCAACGCCGAGCTTGCCCAATGGATCATGGATAACTTAGAATACACCCAACTCATTCTTGAGTTCTACACCCCCGGCATCCCTGATAGTGGCTGGGTGCATGTGTCCTACGACCCGAACAACCTGAAGAAACAGGAGTTGACTGCGATGAAGGTGGCTGGTAAAACCCAGTATGTTCCCGGACTTGTAGCCTGATGCCATGCAAAAAAATTGCAATAAATGCAAAACCAATAAACCTGTAAGTAGTTTTTATGCAAATAAGCGCATGAAAGACGGACTAAACACGTTTTGCATTTCTTGCCACAAGGCAGACAATCTTTTGCGTAAAGCCAAGTTGAGGTCAGATTCGCAATTCAAAGCCGCCGAACAAGCGGCAAAAAAAGAATACAGAGAACGTACGGTAAATCAAAGGGCTGCATATATGCAAGTCTGGAGAAGACGTAATGCAGATAGCCTTCTTGTGTATGGTAAAAAATATCGCGCCAAAAATAAAGCTCTTGTAAATTTTCTATGTCAAAAAAGAAAAATAGCGTTACTTTTTAGAACGCCAAAATGGCTTGAGGAAGATGATTTTTGGATGATCGAACAGGCATACGATCTTGCGGCGTTACGCACAGCGCAATTTGGTTTTCCGTGGCATGTGGATCATAAAATACCGCTGAGGGGAGATAAAGTGTCTGGTTTGCATGTACCAAATAATTTGCAAGTGATACCGGCAAAGCAGAATCAACAAAAAACAAATAAGTTTGAGGTGTGATATGCCATTGCAAAAAATGATTTTTAAGCCGGGCGTAAATAAAGAGAATACACGGTATACAAATGAAGGCGGCTATTACGACTGCGACAAGATTCGCTTTCGACAAGGAACCCCTGAAAAGATTGGTGGCTGGAGTCAAATCTCTACCTACACATACGAAGGCGCATGTCGGTCTTTGTGGTCATGGGCATCCCTTGCGGGAAGCGTCTATGTTGGGGTTGGAACGTACTTGAAGTTTTACATTGAGCAGGGCGGTGCGTACAACGATGTCACGCCGGTTCGGTCGTACTCAACCGGATTGAGCGGCCCATTTGCCGCCACCGCAAGCTCAACCACCGTCACAGTCACAAGCGCATCACATGGCGCGACGACCGGCGACTACGTCACATTCCTTGGCGCTGTAGCACTCAGCACCCAGACGTTTACACGCTCATCTGCAACCAACTTTGTTTTGACCACGGCACTTGCTGCCAACACCCCGGTGATTCTTTCAGTATCTTCTGGCGGCTCTTTGCCAACCGGCCTGATCGCAGACAACGTGTACTACATCAAGGTGGTATCTGGCACAACCGTTCAGTTTGCCAACGTACCCAGCGGAGCAGCAATCAGCACCACAACGGCTGGCTCCGGCACATTCTCTCTGTATGTAGACAGTGGCTTGACAGCCGCTGTTTTGAACAGCAGTTTTGCTGTTACTGTTATTGACGGCAATTCATTCACCATCACCACTCCTGTGGCGGCGGGTGTCTACGACACTGGTAGTGGCGGCACAGTTAATGCCTACTACGAGATTCATATTGGCGCAGATGATGCGCAGCCTTTGACTGGATGGGGCGCAGGCTCATGGGGGTCAGGCTCATGGGGTACAGGACAATTAGGAACACAAGCAGCCCGGCTCTGGTATCAAAACAACTTTGGTCAGGACTTGATTTACGGATACCGTGGTGGCCCGTTGTATTACTGGAACGCCTACATTGGCACGGAGCGAAAACCCTTCACAATTACTATCGCTGCACCCGGTGTGGTTACGCTTGGCAGCGGGGCTTTGCTTGATGGAACTGCGGTTGTCTTTGAGTCCACCGGATCATTGCCGACCGGCTTAACAATTGGCACTGTGTACTATGTAGGCGGGGTATCCGGCAGTACTTGTAAATTGGCTACAACCTACGCGAATGCGCTGGCAGGCACGTACATCACAACATCTGGCACGCAGTCAGGTACACATTACATTCTGCCCAACGGCATCCCTGTGACATCGCTGGGTGGGGCATCTGATGTTCCCGACTACGTCAATTACATGATGGTGTCTGATGCCAGTCGCTTCACAATTGCATTTGGCTGTACGCCTTTTGGCGGCGGTGACTTAGACCCCATGCTGATCCGCTGGTCAGACCAAGAATCTGTGGTCAACTGGACACCTGCGGTAACCAATCAGGCGGGTTACATTCGCTTGTCGCATGGCTCACAAATCCTGACGGCAGTTCAGGCTCGTCAAGAGATCGTGGTCTTCACGGATACATCCATATATTCCATGCAGTACCTTGGCCCACCCTACATCTGGGGTACGCAACTTCTGGGTGACAACGTGTCCATAGCCGGGTACAACACAGCCATCATTGCATCAGGCGTTGTGTACTGGATGGGTGTGGATAAGTTCTACAAATACGATGGTCGAGTTGCCACCCTGCGCTGTGACTTGCGCCAGTTCATCTATAGCGACATTAACCTTGACCAGCAAACGCAGTTCTTTGCCGGAACAAACGAAGGCTTCAACGAAATTTGGTGGTTTTACTGTACCGCCAACTCTACGGTCATCGACCGCTATGTTGTGTACAACTACGCTGAAGACATTTGGTACTACGGCTCAATGGGCAGGACAGCTTGGCTGGACTCTGGTCTGACCAACTACCCGCTGGCAGCAACGTACAGCTACAACTTGGTGTTCCATGAGTACGGGGTTGACGACAACACCACCGAGACAACGCAGGCGATTGAGGCGTACATCACTTCATCGCAGTACGACATTGGTGACGGACACAATTTTGGGTTTGTTTGGCGTATCGTGCCTGACCTTACCTTCCGTGGCTCGTCTACTACAGGGGAGACTCCGCAGATCACCATGCAGTTGCTGCCACTCCAAAACTCTGGATCAGGCTACAACGACCCAGTGGAATCAGGCAACCAATCGGTTGGCGGGGTCAGCTACGCCAATATTGACCGGGTTGGCACATACACCGTGGATCAGTTCACAGGTCAGGTTTACACGCGGGTGCGCGGTCGCCAGATGGCTATGAAGATCTCATCCAATCGGATTGGAACCATGTGGCAGCTTGGTGCGCCTCGTATAGATGTGCGTCCTGATGGGCGACGAAGCTGATGGCTACCTTTGATCCAAAAACACTTGATTTCCGCAACCCGGTAGCTCCAAACCTGCCACTTGCGCCGGGAGAGTATGAGCGTCAGTTTCAAGATCAGTTTGAGAACATTCTGCGTCTGTACTTTAATCAACTTGATAACGCTTTTGGGTCATTGCTTGGCCCGACCGGCGGCAAGTACATCAAGTTCCCTTATGGCGCTTTCTCAAGCGACCAAGATCAAACCACAACAGCCAACACAGCAACGCTGATGACGCTGAACACCACGGACTTCTCCAACGGTGTGTCTATCGACACATCCAAGATCAGGGTAGCCAACGCTGGGATTTACAACCTACAGTTCAGTGCGCAGTTCCAGAACACCGACAACCAAATCCAAGACATCAGCATTTGGCTGAGACAAGGCAATGATGGCGGCTCATCCGCAGACATTACGGGTTCAACCGGTTTTGTATCTATACCGGCTCGAAAGAGTGCGTCAGCAGGTGAAGAGGCGCATGAAATTGTTGGGTGGAATTACTTTCTTTCTATGAACGTGGATGACTACGTCCAAATATGGTGGTCAACTACCAATGCGTCTGTGACCATCCAGTACTACCCAGCGTCTACCAGTCCGGTTCGACCATCCACTCAGTCTGTCGTGGCAACGCTTTCGTTCGTCTCAAGACTACCCACAGAGACCTGAAAATGGTACTATCAACAAACCCCCCTAAATGAGGCAAAAATGAGTCTTCAGCTTGCTGCCAAACACATTCAAAAGCATGGACGCAATGGCGATTCCATGCTTGTCCACATGTCCCCCAAGGAAGTCAAAAGCCTAAATGACTTGGCGATGGCTCATGGCGGTCACCTGACCATCAACCCACATACCGGCCTACCAGAAGCAGGCTTTCTGTCGTCTATCCTACCGATGGTCGCGGGTGTTGGTTTGATGGCGGTTTCAGGCGGGGCAATTAACCCAATGACTGCGGGGTTGTTAACTGGCGGCGCTACCACTTTAGCCACAGGCAGCTTAACGGAAGGTTTGATGGCTGGCATGGGCGCTTACGGCGGCGCTGGCTTGGGCGAATCCCTTGTACTGGGCGGTGCAGCCCCCGTAGCTGCTGGTGCTGCTGAAACAGGACTATCTACTGCATTGCAGGCAGAACAGGCTATGCAAGCAAATGCGGCACAAGCACTTCAAACTCAAGCTGCTAATACTGCGGCACAAAACGCTGCAATCCAAAATACTGCCAATGTTGTACCCCAAGCTACAAATGCTGCGACCTTGCGTGGAGCATTAGATGCGTCTGCTGGCTTCCAACCTGTAGCTTCCTCCCCCATTACGGAGTTGGCAAATACAACGGTTCCGCCCGGTTCAGGCCCTTCAATCGAAACTTTGGCTCGCCAAGTCCCTAACGCGCAGTCGGGACTCAACGTCACATCTACAGCGAACGCCCCAACGTCCTTTATGGACAAACTTAAGCTCATGGGAGAAAACTTCTCTCCAACCAGCGTGATAGATTTTGCTAAAAAGAATCCTTTACAGGCTGCGTCTGGAGTGGCTTCAATGCTTGGCTCTGATGAAGAAAAAAGGCAAGAAGAAAAACCCGATACAAACATGGGCCAGCGTTATGCCTACAGCCCCGGCTATACAAGTGCTACGCCCAGCGCAACAGGTCAGGAGCAGGCTCATTTCAACCCGTCTTACCGTCCAATAGACAATACAGAAGCCAAGAAAATTTATGGCTTTGCCGACGGCGGCGCGACTACAGCAGCCAGCCCCGCTTCGTATACAGCGGCTGAACCCACAATGCCCATCACCATGCCCGCACCTGCGTTTTCCATCCCTACGGTGAACAGCATGGCTGACTTGGTACGCGCCCCTGAATCACAAGGACTTGTTAACGCATACCTTAACCGCCCTGCACCTGTTGATGTGCAAGGACAGTACAACAACTATTTGCAAAATACTCTGCAATCTACGCCAATGGCGGTGGCAAATTCAGGGTACAAACCCGCTGCGCCTGTTACACCTACAACGGCTAGTTCAGATGCGCGATATATCTACGATGCCAATGCACGTAAATTTATTGACAACCCAAAATACGTAGACCCTGACGCTGAAAAAGATAAGAAAAAAGACAAGAGCAATAGCACTCCTAGTAGAGGCCCGGGGCGTGGCATGGCTTCCAGCCGTGCCTCTGGGTATGCTTCCGGCGGATTGTCTGATGCTCATTTCAATCTTGGCGGCTACTCAGATGGTGGCCGACTGCTTCGTGGCCCCGGCGATGGCGTGTCCGACTCTATTCCTGCTGTAATAGGCAAGAAGCAGCCAGCGCGTTTGGCTGATGGTGAGTTTGTCGTACCGGCTCGGATTGTGTCTGAGTTGGGCAATGGCTCGACTGAAGCTGGCGCACGCAAGCTGTACGCCATGATGGACAGAATTCAATCCGCCCGTGGCAAGACTGTGGGTAAAGGCAAGGTTGCTAAAAACAGCCGCTCTGAAAAATACCTTCCTGCGTAACTATGTCTTTGTACCAAATCAGCCCAAGAGAATTGCCTGAAGTTTGGCCTGCTGCTGCCCCGCTCATTCAAAAAGCAATTGACCTAGACCCAACGTCTACGACAATACAGCATGTTGAGTACAGCATCAGAACAGGGAAGATGTTTCTCTTGGTATGGGAAGAACCCGGTGAAGGTATTACCGGTGCTTGCACAGTAGAGTTTTGGGATTTACCAATGGAACGTATGGCTCATGTGAGCCTTATGGGCGGTAAAGGTATCGTCAGAAAACATGTTTTTGAGGAAGCCATGAAATGGATGCGATTACACGGCGCTACAAGAGCGCAGTGCTTTGCCCAAGGCACGCTCCCTCAAATGTACGAAAAGATGGGTATGGAGAATACTCATCAGGTAATGAGGATTAAATTATGAAAATGCGTTCATCCACAGCTTTGTTAGGTATTCCAGACCTTCCAGAGGAAGCATTTAAACATGTTGGCGACCGCAAAATTAAACCGCAAGGCGACAGCGGTGGCGGTGGCGGTCAACCTTCAACTACGACTCAAACTACGGAGTTGCCCGAGTGGGCGCGTCCGTACGCAAAAAACCTCTTAGCAAAAGGCTCTGCGCTCACTGACATCAACCAGAACCCATACCAGCAGTATGGCGGCAATCGTATTGCTGGGTTCTCCCCCATGCAGATGCAGTCGTTTCAAAACGCTGGGAACATGGATGCAGGCCCGCAAGGGTTCCAACAACAAGTTGGCCAGTACATGTCCCCCTACATGCAAAATGTGGTGGATGTTGAAAAGCGTGGGGCGATCCGTGACTACCAAATTGGTAACACTATGCAACAGGCGCAGGCTACACAGGCAGGTGCTTTTGGTGGTGGACGCGAGGCTCTTCAACGTGCAGAACGTGAACGTGGTTTGATGGGGACTCTTGGCACTATTCAGGCACAAGGATCACAAGCTGCGTACGACCAAGCATCGAATCAATTCCGTCAAGGTATCCAGCAAAACTTGGCGGTCAATCAGTTGCAGAACCAATATGGCGGGCAGATGCAGCAACAGGCCCAGCGTCCGCTGGACATGGCGTATCAGGACTTCCAAAACCAACAGAACTACCCATACAAACAGTTGGGCTTCATGTCTGACTTGGTGCGTGGTTTGCCGTTGGGCCAGAAATCTACAAGTGCTGTTTACGATCAAGGCCCCGGCATGGTGCAGACTTTAGCTGGTCTGGGTGGCGCTGCCTATGGCTTTGGTAAGTCAGGGCTTTTTGGCGCTAAAGAAGGCGGCTTGATGGACTCCTACGCTTACGGTGGCGTAACAAGTCAAGACAACAAAGATCGTATTGTTGACGATATGTACAGCATGGAAGGTTTGCAAAAGGCCAAAGAAGCTGCGCTTGCCCGTCATGATGTTGATACCGCAAATGCGATCGACGAACGTGTTGCTGAACTAAATGCGCTTCAAGCCCAGAATGCTTCTATTGACCGTGGCCTTGGTTCGGCATTTGATCAAATTCCTCAAGACCAGCAAGAACAAATGATGGCCGGTGGTGGTATTGTTGCATTTGCTCCCGGCGGTGCCACGTATTTAGACAAAGCAGAAGAAGCTCGTAAACAGCAGATGGATTACATCGGCCAAGCCACTACGCAGCCAGCAGCAGAAGAACAAAAGGCAAACATACTCGCACAAAAAGAAGTGATGAAAGACTTGTACGAGCCAAACGTAACTCCAAAATATTTGGAAGAAATAAAAGCCGAACGTGCCGCGCTCCCAGAAAAAATGGAGAGTGAAAAAGGGCTTGCGTTTGCTATGGCAAGTTTGAAATTGCTGAGCCGCAAAAGAACCCCGGGCGAAAGCCAAGGTAACCAACTTATCTCTGGATTGGGAGAAGCTGGTGAAGCATTTGCAGGTGAAATTGGACGACTCAAGAAAGAACACAAAGAAGCTGATCGTTTACTGCGCCAGTCTGAAATACAACTTGCTACAGCAAATCAGTTGTACAACAACGGTATGGTAGACAAGGCTATGGCTAGGGCCGACCAAGCACAAGCAGCAAAAGCAAAAGCCGCAGAACTGTACGCTGGTGTTGCAGGCGATACATCCAAAATGTATGCCCAGCTTGAGAATACAAAACTTGGTAAAGAAGCCACTGTCGAAGCGGCAAAGATTCACGCAGGGGCAAGTGAACGCTCCGCACGAATTGCTGCTGCCAAAGAAACCGATTTGGCTCGTCAAACCCGTATTCGCTATGAGTCTTTGCTTGAGCAGGGTAAACCAGCCAATAAACAAACAATGGCTGAAGCTGCAACCCTTGCTGCAAGTGATGTTGGGCGTTACCCCGGAGAAGCAAAAGCTGCCGCCGCTGCTGGCGAAAGAGATGCTAAGTTTGAAGTTCGGGTGGACAAGGCGTTGGAAAACAACATGCCTTACTTGAAAGCGGTTCAAAAGGGTAACACCGAAGAAGCTGCTCGTATCCGCAAAATGGTGGCGGAAGAATTAAAAGGTGCTGCTTCTCAAGACACGCCCGCTCCTAATGTACCCGGCGGTACAGGAACACCAAGCCGAGGTGGGCCTCAACCTGCGCCCGCTGCTATCCCACCACAAGCCGTGGATATACTAAAGAAAAACCCATCGCCGCAAAATATTCAGTATTTTGACCAGACGTTTGGGCAGGGGGCGGCTGCTCGTGCTTTAGGAAAATAACATGGCAAATCCATTCGCTCAGTTTGCTCAACCACAAGAAGAGCAAAACCCGTTTGCGCAGTTTGCCAAACCGCAAGAAGAGCAAAACCCTTTTGCGCAGTTTGCCCCCCAGCAAGCTCCACAAGAAACCACAGCAAACCCTTTCACCGGAGCTATTGGGCGTGTGGCATCTTTAGCGGGTGCAGGGGTTAGTGCAGTAGCGGAAGCCGCCGAGCGGATTGGGGATAAGTTGGAATTAGCTGTGCCGTTGTCGGGCATAAGCGAAGAAGATATTAAAAACAAAAACCAACTTCAGCCTTTGTTTGACTGGGCTAAGTCGTTAAAAGGGTTTGACGAAAGCCTTGGTTACCAGCCCAGCACGCAACTCAAAGAGCTTGCCAGCAACCCACTCAAAGCAATCCCATTTATTGCTGAGCGCGTAATCACGTCGTCTCCAGATATGGTTGCAGCGGCGGGGGTGCTTCCTGCGTATATCGCGGCACGCACAAAAGAAATTTTGGATGAGCGAGTTAAGAATGACAACAAGACACTCGACGAAGCCACAGTTAGTGATGTGACTGCTGCGGCCACCGCTGCTATTGTAGAAGGCACGCTTGAAAAATTTGCCACCAAAGGGTTGTTGAAACCCACTACCGGCGCGTCCATAACTGGGCGGGTTGCAAAAGAAGTGGGTGTGCAAGCGGGTACTGAGGCTGCTGAAGAAGAAGCGTCGTATCTTGGCGAAGCCGCAGGAACTAAAAAAGGGCTTAGCGCGGAAGAAGCGTTGGCTCGTGGCGCTGAAGCGGCAATTGTTGGTGGTGGTCTGGGTGCTGGTGTGCAGGGTGCGAAAGAACTCCTTGCCCCTAAAGCTGCGCCTATCCAAGAACCTACAACTACTGGTCAAAGTCCATTAGAGCTTGAAAAGATTGCCGCTGATTTGACACAGCGGGGCATTACTAATATTGACCCCGAGCGCGTTGCACAACTACAGCAAACTTTCCAGAGCATGGGGCTTGACCCCGGCAGTGCGCAATATCGTGCGGTTGAAGCTGCGACTTTGGAAGCTGAAGAGAAAGCCCCTACAAGTGAGGAAGCTCAAGGAGAACAAAATGTTGGACAGACTACTACCGACACAGGTGGAACAAGCGTTCCAGTGGCTGAACAGCCCGATACAAACGCCGCCCCCGCAGGAGTTGGAATCACTGAGCCAAGTGGAATGGTTCCTGCTGGACAGAATGTTGCAGGAACTGTGGAATCAAAAGGAACACAGCCCGTTGCAGTAAATGAAGAAGACCGCCAGCAAGCCGAGCAAGACGCTAAGGTAGCCGAAGCCCGAGCTATTGCTAAAACTAATTTTGATACCGCTTTAGATCAAGCAAATGATCCTGAGTATGGTGGAAATATTGATGCGGCGTTAGATGCCTATCGCCAAAATACAGCGGATACTTTAGGCGAGCAGGGTAAAAATGATTCCATCCTTTACGCTGACCGTGAGTTTGACCGTTTAACTGAAGAATATAAAAAACAACAAGGCGAACTGACACCCGAAGAGCAAGCTGCGCTGCAAGAAGAACTTGCCGCAGAGCAGGCCAAACCGGATGAGCAGCACGCCGAAGAAGCTGAGATACCCGAGAGCGTTGCAAATGTTATCGGTGACTTGACCACTCTGCCGGAAGAAGAAACCCTTGAAGAAGTTACCCCCAAGGGCAAACGTGGGCCAAAAGGTGCTCGACAAACTCCCGAACAAAAGGCTGCTTCAGATGAGCGCCGTAAGCAACAACGCACCAACTACAAGCAAAACGTAAAGGCTGTAGATGCGGCTGAAAATGCGTTCAATGAAGCAATCGCTCCGGTTGATGAAGAAACTGTGGGTGGCGAAAAGTCTTTGGCTTCAGCAGAAGAAGACAAACGGATTGGCAAAATTCAAGCAATCAAGTCACTGCTGCTGTTGAACCGTGCGCTCAAAGGAACCAAACTTGGCGACCGTGTGGCTGCTCTTTTGGCTAATCCTGCTATTTCTGCGCAAGAACTTGAAAACGTCAAGAAGGGTATTGCTGCTCAAATATCCAAAGCCAACACACAAGTAAAGGTTGGCCGAGCCGACGGTAGATTCAGTGACATGACCACTGGCCAGCAAGCCTTGCGTCACGTTATCAAAACAGGCAATGCGTTCCAGAAGTTCTTGGCTCAACGCTTGATGCCGTTTGTAAAAGATGTGAAGTTCCAAGTCATCGAAGAAGATGACGTGTTGCCAAGCCAGATCACTGAGGGCGGTGCAGTAGAAGATTGGGAAGCATCTCGCGGCTTGTTCCTGCGCATCGTGTCTACCGGCGAACGGTTTGTGTTTGTGCGAGGTATTTCTGGTGGCCCAAGCCACGGCATCAACAACGTCACCGTGTTGCACGAGATGCTGCACGCTGCGCTCAACAAGAAAATGGACTTGGCGCTTGACGCGCTCCAGACTGGGTTTGACCGCAAATCTGATTTGGCGGTGGCTTACAACGCCCTGCTCAAGACAATGAACTTGGTAGCCGACCGAGTTAACCAAATGCGTGATGAGGGCACACTGCCTGAGTTCATGGACGACCTGATTGCAGGCGGTAAGATTTTTGAAGACCCTCGTGAATTCATTGCATACGCAATGTCTGACCCACGCTTCCAGAAGTTCTTGATGGACACGGCTGGGCATATCCAGCAGTCGTTGTTTACTCGATTTGTCAACAACGTGCGTCAGTTCTTCAACATGGACGCAAAGCATACCAGCGCTTTGTCTGACGTCGTCAGCATCACAGACAAGATGATTACCGCACGCAAGACACCGTTAATGCGGTTGAGTGAGGCTGCGGAAAAACTCAGCGGGAATACGGCACAAGTTTCTTCTCAACTCAAAGAAAAGAAAGCTAAGACCAACAAGATTCTTCAACGTATGGAGAAGTCTAGTTTTGCCGACGTAGTCCGAGACCTGCCTTTGCTTGTGAACCTGCGCAGTATGCAGGACTTCACTGATGCGTTGTCTTCTATGTACGCTGGGTTTGACAACTTCAAACTGCGCCAAATACTCCCTGCGTTGCAAACTGACGCTGTCGTTCAATGGGCGGATCGCTTAGGTATCAAGGGTATCAAAGAGTCTTACCAATACCTCAATGACATGGCGGCGATGCGCAACAAGAGTACGCTGGACATGGTGCCCGTCTCCGAAGATTTGGCTAAGTTAGCACGTAACTCACCTGAGCAGATGCAGCGTTTGGCCAATGTGATGCACTACTCTACATTGCTGTATCGTGATCCTACTGTGGCTGGCAACTTAACCAAAGATGCCGACTTGAAAAAGTTGTGGGACGGCTTGACCGACGCAAACAAGAAGCTGTACGAACAAGTGCGCGACTTCTATAAAGCCAACCACGAGCAGTACCATGTATTGTTGGAAGAACAGATTGCAAACTCAAAGCTGGCGGGCACTGCTGGAGACGGCAAGTCCCCCAAAGGCAAACTGATTGCTCAGATCAAACAAATCTACGAAGACGGTAAAAAGCTGTATCCGTACTTCCCGCTGATGCGCTATGGCCAATACTGGTTGCGAATTGGCAAAGGTGTGAACCGCGAGTTCTACATGTTTGAGAACGCCTTTGATCGCAACATGTTCTTGCGCAAGCGTGCTCGTCAATTGCAAGAGGCTGGTTCTACCGAGTCGCTTAAAGAAATGCAAAAATCCGGGGTTATTGATACAGGCAATGACTTGTCCGATGCGCGTAAGCGGGACTTGGACGCCAGCGGCATGTTGAAGGAAATCTTTAACTCTATCGACAACGGAGTGAAAGCTGGCAAAGAAATCGTTGATGACTTTGGTAACACAGTTTCTGCTATGACTAGCATTGATGCTGAAAAACTCAAAGACGAAATCTACCAGATGTACTTGCAGACTTTGCCTGATCGCAACTTCCGTAGACAGTACATGCACCGTCAGGGTACGGTCGGTTTCAGTGGCGACATTGCTCGTAACTTTGCAGTGACCGGCACAAATATGGCCAATCAATTGGCTCGCATCAAGTACGGCCCCAAAATCATGGGTGAGATTGACCGCGCAAATGACATACTTGCGGGTAACCCAGACAAAGCCCGCCTTGGTGAGTTCGTTACCGAAATGCGGATGCGTGCTGAGCAGCAAGTTCGCCCTGAATCAGAAGACAGCTTTGGGTATAAAACCTCTGCGCTGTTGAACTCCTCGGCCTACTTGTGGTTGATGACTTCAGTCAAGACCGCCGCTACTCAGTTGACGGCGCTTCCAATATTTGTTGGCCCAGTACTCACATCCAATCACGGGTTCAACCCAGTTAAAGTAGGCGCGGCGCTTGCCAAGTCGATGGCTATTTTTGGTACAAGTGGTATTCGCCGCCAAGCTAAAGACGGCTCGACCACGTTTGAGTTCCCCTCATACCTGAACAACGGCTTGGTTGAGTTGACTGAAAACCAAAAGCTGGCTGCGCAATACATGGCAGACCGAGGCATCAGCGACAACACGCTGGCCTACGACCTTGGCAACCGCAGGGATACGCCGACAAACCAACTTGAGGGCGGAGTACGCCGCACCATGCGGACTACAAGCAGAGTAATGACCAGCTTGTTCCACCACACTGAGCGCATGATTCGTGAAGTGACATTCATGACTTCTTACGATTTGTACTCCAATCAAATCAACAAAGAAACCGGCAAGAAGTACACCCACGAAGAAGCCTTGCGTGCAGCCGAAGCTGAAACTCACGAAGCCTTGGGTAACTACCACGCATCCAATCGCCCTCGCGGTTTAGTTGCCGACGCTGAACGCCAAGTTTTGATTAACGCGCAAAAGCCTGTAGGTCGCACAGTTCTTCAATTCAAAATGTTCCCTGCGTTTGTGACTACGTTCTTTGTCCGTAACGCTTACCGTGCGCTGGCTGGGCTTGATGCACAAGACCGCGCTAAGGCTATGACTCAGTTGGTTGGCACATTGACCATGTCCACTGCACTTGCTGGCTACGTCGGTATCCCCGGCGCAACAATGGCTATGGGCGCAATCCAAGGCATGATGAATGCAATGCGCGGCGATGATGAAGATGACCCGTTGGAAGGCCGTGACTTGGAGTTTTGGTTCCGTAACAAGTGGCTCCCCCAAACTTTTGGCAACATCAAGATTGGCGACCACACGCTTGATGAAATATTGGACAGAGGCTTGATTGCCACCATGACTGGCTACGACATTTCTGGTAGCTTGTCTATGAACAATATGTGGGTACCTGACGTAAAAGAGCAGGCCACTTCTGCTGCGGCTATGCAGGAATATCTTATGTCTTTGCTCGGCCCAAGCGCATCAATCGCGTTCAAACAAATCCCCAACGCTATCGACTCCTTCAACAAGGGCGAAATCATGCGCGGTATTGAGCAGTTGGCCCCAGCTTTTGCTCGGGGTTCCATTACCGCTGCTCGGTATGCAAAAGAAGGCGCAACCACCACTTCGGGTGCGGTTATCAAGGAAGCCGAAGAGTTCACTCAAGGGCAGTTGTTGGCTCAGTCTATGGGTTTTGCCACCGAAGGGCTTGTGGCTCGGCGTGAGGCAATCTTCCACTTGCAAGGGGAAATCCTAAAAGTGAAGCGAGAGCGCACCAACTTGCTCGACCGCTTGGAGCGTGAGTTAGACAAGGGCTCAGATGCGGACATTGAAAAAGCCTTTGACAACGTATTCAAGTTCAACAGCAGAAATCCGTATGACATTATTGGTGGCGACAACATTAAGCAATCAATCAAAAAACAGATTGAGCGCAAGATGAAGTCTGACCGTGGTATGCCTATTGACAAGAAGTACTATCCACAACTGATTGACTTACTGGAGCCGTCGGAGAAAAAGCTGGAACGTGAGTCAGCTTTGAACCGGAAATAAAAAACCCCCGCGCATGGCGGGGGGAAAGGAGGTATCGAAAGGAGCTAACTTTCAGGCGTGAGTTTAACTCAAGTGCGCCAAATCCGTAGCCCTTTCACACCATCCACGATCACAACTTTCGTAATCGTGGATATTTTCAACCTTTTTGTTACAGCAGCCAGAGTCTTCCGCGCTGCAACATGGTCAATGCAGGGTACAAATATTGATTGGCCGACTCGAAACTTGCTCCAATCAAGCTGATACGAGACTGTCTCGATCTTCATCAATACCCAATATCATGTCGATGCGCAGGAACTCGGATTTAGATGCGTCAAACTTCAGGGTGCGAATCGGCGGGGACACGATCTTCATGCCCTTGGACATGCGTTTGTTGCAAGTCTCTGTATACACCTCAAGGTCGCCCAACTGCTTGAGCAGGTTCTTGTAATTGACCTGCTGCTTGATACAAAAATCTTTGAATTGTTTGGCCGCAACGTAGACATGTTGTGTATCTGGCTCGTAGCGTACCAGCAACTCCCCTCGGGGTTCCTGTGTCGGCATGGCCGACAAGCTACTTCGGGCATCCACCTCGCCATTGACCACCAGAGTGTTCATCACATGGCTGTTCAAAAACTCGCCCAATGTGACGACTGGGGTTGACTGCGGCGGCTTCACATCATGGCGCATCTCGCTGAGCATTCCTTTGAGCCATTCGTAGACTGCGGCCATGTCAAAGTCGTGCAAACCAAGATGGCGAGCAATCAGACCACCGGCAATATTACAGGCGGCTGTGGCCGACCAAAAGCGCTCCCGTGCGGTGAATTGGACTTCCCTGTCCAGTCGGGCCTGAACCTTCTTGACCAAGTCAATCGCTTCTTCCAGATTGTTCACCAGCCATGTAACGTAGATTTCCCCAGCGTGGCCGTAGTTGTTGTTCAGTTGGTGGTCAAACATCTCCTTGCCCTTGGCCACACCGATCAAGTCATTTGGCTCAATCTTGTACTCAAGTAACCGCACTGACTCACCGTCTGGGCTGTTCTTCAAGGCGGTCAATTTCTCGTAGAAGCTGGCGTTGGCTGAGCACAGGGTCATGTTCTGCCATGAGGTGTTGTTGACCCGCAAAGCGTTGACCTGCGACATTGATCTGTTTTTGCCCCGACCATGACTGATGCCGTACGCCAAGTCTGAGAAGTCCTTGGGGAGCATATTGGTGATCTCGTCAATGGTGTTGGGTAGGTTGTTCATCACACCCAGTTGTTGCATCTTGGCGTTGAGCGTGTCCTTCTCGATCGACATGAGTTCGTACGGCATTCCATACACGCTGTTGCACATGCGCAGAATGGTTGATTTTCCTGATCCGGCGAATTCGTAGATCACGTTGATGATTGCGCCCTTGAGTCCTGTGAACTTCATCAGAGGCGAACCAAACGCCGTCAGTGCGCCAAACGCATGTGGCTCCATGCCCTTCATTGCGTACAGGTTAAACACTTCCTTCCACTTCTCCATGTCGCCCTTGACATGAACCTTCTCGGCAAAGAATTCTGTTGTTGATGACGGTGGGCTGTAGAACGTACCGTCTTTGGTTATCTCCTTGTCGCCCATGATGAACTTGCTATCGTTCTCGACCCATCCAAATTGTGTTCTCATTGTTTCTGCCTTCTTCGTGTACTGCAAATTTTTCACTGACGTAACAACGTACGTGGCAAGGTTCTCGTACTGCTTGTGGTGCGCCATTACGCCCTGCTGTGCAAGCTGTTTACGCAACTCGTCTTTCGCTGAGATCGCCGCTGTCGTAATTGCAAACTCCTTCATGCCATCATGCGGCAGGTGAAGCCTGAACAGCGCCAACTCCCCAAGCTCCTTGTCCTTCATCCGCTTGACCACATACAGGTCATGCTCGTAAACCAGCTTCGGTTCAGATTCTTCATCCTCGGCGGGGCGCACATACACACCGCCCTTCTTACCCCTGAAAAACGGAAACGGATATTCAGGTATTTGGTATTTGGTTTCTCCCTTGTCGGTCTCAACTGTGACCTCGTTGTCGGCTTCTTCCGCCGCTTCTATTTCTATTCCTAGCACGATAGGTGAAGTGATCTTGCCTTTGTGTGGACACCCATCACATCCACCGGGGTTACGTTCTTCAAATGTTGTGCAGTGGTGTGGCCCACCGCGCTTGCGAATGTTCCTGAGCTTGTTGTCCACCTCTGCGGGGTCATACTCAGGGTGTTGGTCGGACATCTTGTGCGCCGCTTTGTCCCCATCGGTACAGAACGCTGGAATCGACAGCGCTGACATCCACAGCGGCTCGTCAATCTCGGTTTGGTTTTCAAAGCAGTAGATAAGCTGTGCGCAACCGTTCTCGCCTTTGAGCATGATGTTCTTGAACTTTTTGACCTTGTTGGCCATCAGTGCTTCCATCATCGGACTCATTGCCGCAGGTACGAAGTCGGGCTTTTCTTCTACCACCTTTGGTGCAGGTGCACCAAGTAACTGCCGCATTTGCTCGGCTGGAATCCTTGCCGAATTCTCGTTCCAAATCTCTACAGGTTTGGGGTTGCTTGGGTCTTTGAAGTTGAATGAATTCATCGGGCGCAGGACACGCGATGCTTCAAACACTTTGTCATCAACAATCAGGCCGTGCTCTTTGCACAGTTGTTTCAGGCGCTTGGCCAACGGTTCCCACTCAGTGCGGGTCAGCGTCTCTTCAAGTAGCCAGTAAGCGTGAATGCCGTTACCGGAATTCACCAAGATTGGTTGGGGTAGGCCAACGGCCTTGCAGAACTTTTTGAACTCGGCCAACCCAATGTGTTGGTCAAGGTAGCCTTCGATTTTTCCCTTGGAGTTTGGTATGCCCTTGGTCGGGCCGCAATCAATGTCCATCCACAATGCGCGGAAGTATTTGGCGTTGTCGTGTGTCCGGTCATCTGCTTCACCGAACTTGGCGCAACCAAAATAAGCATCAATCTTCTTGCTGACAAACTCCTGAATTATTTTTTCAGCTTCTTCTCTAGTATCTGCAAATCGCTGGTCGGGAAACCGCCCTATACCAATCACACAGTACCGTCCCTCCGTTGGGAGTACGGTGTCGAGCAAGTCGAATGTGGACATTGTTATTTGCGCTTTTTGTGTCGTGCCATGAAACGCTCGATCTGCTCAGAGTAGGCGGGAGATGGGGCGAACTCGCCCCAGAACCAGTTGTAAACCGTCATGCGGCTCACACCAAGTTCTTTCGCCACGGCAGTGGCGGTAATCTCCCTCTCTATACAGAAGCGGCCCAAGGCTACGCCCAAAGATTCAGCATCAGCCTTTGAATTGGCTTCAACTAACTTTTGGCTGTAACCATAGGACATGCGTCAATCCTCGTCTGTTGACCAAGCCGCCGCAACAGAGGCAAGGCTCTTCTTGGCAGTCGGTGCAGGGGTTTCAGCTTTCTTGGTCTCACGCTTCTTTGGCGCTTCGGCTTCGGCTTCCGGCTCAGCGGCTGGGGCTTCGGCCTTGGGTGCTTCCAACTTCTGCGTACGGCCAGACGCATCGGCTTGGTACGGAGTCATGGTGACCATCTTCTGTGTCTCGGGCAGAACAGCGGCTTTACTGGTCACTGCGTACTGCTCCTTATTGATGAAGCGCACAGGTGTGAACAGGATGGACTGGTTGTCGTTGTCTTCATTGAAGCTCAACTGTGTAACAACGTAGTCCAAGCTCTTGCCGTTGTTGGCCAAGTACTTGGTGTAGCTCTCAAAGGGGTGAGTGTTATCGCCAACGCTATCGCCAAACAAAGACTTGGAGGCCAAGTTCATTTGGTACACAGAACCTTCAAGCGAAGTACCGAAGTCCTCTACCAAGTTCACAGCGATGCGACGTGAGTAGCGGCAAGCCTTGGAGTTACCCATGCCTGAACCCTTGATGTTTTGCTCGCATGTATCGCAACGATCAGACTGAGCATTGGTAGAACCAGCGTCAGGCACGTTGCCATCGTTTGAGAAACAGTCGGGTGCAGTTGGCTCGGCTTCGGGAGTCCACTGCTTGGCGTAAAAGATACGACCAACTTTGGGAGAAGCATTGATAATGACAACATCCAAGTTGCCCTTGACCTTGCCCATCTCTTCACCGCCAACCACTTTACGGAAGATTCCGTTCTTGGGGACGATACGTTTAACGCCAGTGCGACCGGCGAGGTTTTTTGTAAGCTCACTGACACCGGCGGTTTGCAGGAAGTCGGGGAGGTCTTGGTTTAAAAGTGCAATGTTGCTCATTTTCAGTTTTCCTTAGAACGTCTAACAACCACGGTGTATTCACTCTCTACGTTCAAGCCCATAGGGAGCAGATCGGGATTCTCGGAAAGAAACTCTTTCATGTGTGTCTGATGAAGTCTCTTTTCCAACAGGCCGTACGCATCGTTTTCTTTGATGAAGCGATACATAGAATCCCAATCGTTCGTCCAATACCGTGACTTTATTGAACGAACGATCGTGCCAGCTTTTGTGCGAATGCTGTCTGCATTCATTGATTTGCATGTCTCAAGCATCTCAGCCTCAAGCACACCCATCTGCTCTTCCAGATCGGCGCATTGCTGTTTGTAGTCTGCTGTGAGTTTGTCCTTGGCGTCGCGTATCTTGATGTAGATACCGGCAAGTTTGTCGAGGGGTAAGGATGAAGAGGTGACTTCGTCCTGAACTTCTAATGCGCTCATAGTTAGCTCCGTTTGTTTGGGGGGTCAGTCTATCACAGAACTTGACATTGTCAAGTACCTTCAGAAATTATTTCTTGTCGGTAAAGGTCAATGATTTGGTTGTGATTGTTCACGTTGCCTCGTAGGAGGCTGTACATCCTTGTCTCTATCGGACTGCCGTTTATGTGCACGATTGTCATTGCGTTGACTTGGCCGGGACGGTCAATTCGTGCGTTGGCTTGGAGGTATGTTTCTACACTGGTACAGGGAGCGTACCAGATGATTGTGTCGGCAGCGGTTAGGGTTAATCCGTGGGATGCCGCTTGCGGTTGGATGATGAGAACTTTGGGTTCAGGGTTGCTTTGAAAGCGCTGAACAATGTCTGACCGCTTGTTAACACTCACTTCTCCGTTGATGACTTCACAAGTTATGTGGTGCTTGGTCAGGTAGTCTTTAAGCAGTGCGATGGTATGTGTAAACGGTACAAATATCAGCACCTTGTTACTGCTCTCATCGACCACTTCACGCACCACACTCATGCGGTTGGATACATCAAAGTCCACGACTTCACCAGTGTCGGTGTAGATCGACCCACATGCAATTTGCAACAGCTTGCTGACCTTAACGGCGGCGTTCACCGCAGAGATTTCTTCCCCATCGGCCTCGATCAACATCTGGGACTTCAGCATTTTGTAGAAGCCCATCTGCTGTGTCGTCATCGGTGCATCACGATCAACGTATGTGATCGGGGGTAGGTCAATACACTGCCGCTTCTCAAACCTGATGGCGGGTTGAAGTGCTTTGTGAACGATGGTTTTTGCTTCGGGGCGAGGTATCCATCTGAACTCGCTGATCTTGTACATCACCTGATCTCTAAACTGACCAAAGAACATCGGTATACCGTTGGGGTTAATCAGCTTTGCCAATCCGTAAGCATCCACAGGAGACTGCGCGGCTGGGGTTCCGGTCAACATCCACAAACCCTTTATAACTTTTGTTAGGTCGCGCAAATCTTTCCAACGATCTGTCTGAGCATTCTTATACGCTGACGCTTCATCAACCACAATCAAATCGAACCCGCCTTTGAGCAGTTCACTCTTAACGATTCCAACACCATCGAAATTGATAACGACAAACTCTGACCCTGCGTTGATGATCTCTTTGCGCTTCTTGGCCGAGCCATGCGCTACAGATACCGTGCGATGGATAGCAAACTTAAACAGGTCTACTTGCCATGCAGATTTCATGATCGACAACGGACAGATCACTAACACACGTCTGACTAAACCCATCTGCATCAAATAATCTACTGCCCAAATCACTGATGCTGTCTTGCCTGTACCTTGCTCGTTGAAACAAAACGACTTCGGGTTGTTGACAAGAAACTCTGATGTAATTTTCTGATGATCGAACGGAGTGAACCCCGGTGGACGAGGCCACTCATACTCTGATATGTTCATTTTTTTGGCTTGTTAATTTTGACCGTGTGGTCTGAGTTGCGAGTGAATGAGCGATTGGCGCTCGGCGTTTTGAGTTTAAGATTCCCTTTAGCATTACTGCCCCCTTTGGAAAGGGGAACCACATGGTCGATGTCCTTTCCAGTACGGTCAATGCCTCGTTTGTCCATCTCGTTTCTTGCACGTTGTCTATCCATCCTGTCTTCATGTTCACCGCGAGCTTTCTGCTGTTGGTATTCTTTTTTGTAGGGGCGGGGTTTGTTTACGTAGGGCATGATTAACTCCTGTTGTATTCGCACTGTTTGATTGCACAGAACTTGCAAAGTGGGCCACTGATTGGATTCCACACCCCATTTTCCAATGCCGCCTCAATTCGTGCAACATCTTTTGCGGGTTGTTCTAGGTACTTTGGCATCATCTCCCGATAGTGCGTAGCCTTCACAAACTCCTTGCTCACCGTAAAGACCAATGCAGACTTCACTTTGTTGATCTTCGGGAACTTGGCAAAGATACCTGCCGCCACAAGGTCAAGCTGTTTGGTGTCGGCGTACCTTGCGCTCTTGCTCGTCTTGTAGTCAGCAGAATGTGCCAGACCCTTTGCCTCATTGATGACGACCAAGTCGGCGATGCCGTGCCACCACACGTCCGGTGCATGGAACTCACAAGCCTCCAAGTCCTTGGTCAAACCCAACTTCACTTCGCACAGCTTCTCACCCTCGATGTTCTTCAGTACATCCAAAACTTCTTGCATGTAATCAAACTGTGGCGGGATTGGTTTGTCATCTCGGATGTATTCCTCGGCGACAGTGTGCGCGGTCTTGCCGTACAGCGTTGCCTGTGTATCAGGCTCAACAACGTCCTTGGCTATCTTGGTGTGATAGTACTTCTTGGGGCACTGCTGAAATGTTTTCAGGCTACTGAACGACCAGACGATACTCATTTAACAATCTCCATAAGATTTGCCATACCCAGATTCGCAATTAAGCGGTAGCTCAGGTGCCCATGATGGGCGTAGGCGCATACACATTTCCACGTACTCTTTACCTGTTTCAACTTCGTTCTCGGGCACGATACAAGCAACGGCGTCATGCACTGTCATGACCACGCGATACTTCTTGGCCACCATCAACATCTGCTCACCTATCACGATACGTGCAAGTGCTTGGCACACGTTCTCAATCACCTTGCCGCCATAGATTCGGTTGGGGATAGTTGCCTTGCCCTTCTTGGTGTCGTAAACAAGCTCGGTCTTGCCGGTTTCTTCGTCCGTGCGTTGGCGCAGGTTGGGGTACTTCAAGCGCAGTCCGTTGGGTAACAGGATGCCTTCCGCGCCATCTACTTTAAGTATGTCGCCGCGCCCAAACGCTGTCGTCTGCTCACGGATAATGGCAGGGAGGACATTCGCCGCAGCTTTCCACAGTAGAGGGATTTTCGGATAAGTAGCTCGGTACGTATCAATAATTCGCTGCGCTTCTTCAAGCGTAATTTCAACACCAAAAGTTTTGAGTTGCGCCTTAAACTTTGCCGCGCCCATGCCGTAGCCCGCACCAAGGATAGTCGTCTTACCGACGAACCGCTCGTCCTTCGTGATGTCTTCAACTGCCTTGCCATAAATAGCCGATGCCATGATCTTGTATACATCTTCGCCCCTATCAAATGCTTCCACCAAATCGTCCTGCCCCGCTAACCATGCGAGCGTACGTGCTTCAATCTGCGATGAATCTGAGTCGATAATCATGTAGCCGTAAGGCGCAAGAATCGCTTTCTTCAACAGCGATGATCTCGGCAGATTCTGCAAATTCAATTTGTCGTCACCGCCCCACCGTCCAGTGTGGGCGGCGTAGTATCGGAGGGGAACTGGCATTGGCCCTCGATTGGCGATACCTATGAATCTTTCAGTACGTGATTCCTCAAGCGTACTTTTAACGCCAAGCCGCGCAGCTACTATAGCTTGCACAAATATGTTCTCATGCTCAAGCAGGGCCTTGAACGCTTCATCCGTCTTAGAGAATGCGTAAGTCATCTTGCCAGTGGCAGGACTCTTCTTCATGGGCGGCTCGACCCCCAACGTCTCAAGCAGGGTAGCAAGCTGTTGATTGCTCATCAACTGATCTTTGTCGATCAATGCCTTGTTGAGCAGTTCAGTTTTCTTGGCTTGCACCTCATATAAATGTCCTTCCAAGATAACTCTATCCAACTGCAACATCGGCTCGGTGAACATCCGCACGGTCAGGTCGATCAGGCGCAACTCAATGGCGGGGAACCCTTGGCTCATGCACCCATACAAGTCCCATGTCAGCTTCACATCGTTCTTGCAGTAGACACCATAGTCAACCAATTCTTGCTTGCTGAAGTCTTTGCGAAAGTAGTTGATGTACTGCTTGACCTGTTCGCCCTTAACCCCAAGGCCGTAGTACTGCGCCAGCACCGCAAGGCTTCCACCCACTTGCGTACCATGAAGCGCACGTGCCATGCTCAGCGTGTCAAGCCAACCCTTGGGCGTGATGCCGAACTCCCAATTCAGAATCGCTCCATCGAATATTGCGTTGTGGGCTAGGGCTATGGATTTCTTCCAGTCGTACTTGTTCAAGAACTCGTACAGCTTTTGGTGCGTACCACTGAACCACTCCGGCTCGCCATCGTTTACCTGTACTGCAACACCGATAACCTCAAAGCGGGGGTCACGAATGTATTCCTCAGTGGTCTGCTTGGCGAACCCAAGGTCACCGCCGTAGGCTGTTTCAAAGTCCATCGTAATGATGTTCATTAGCTCCTCATCAGTTGAATAAGTTGTTCTAGGTATCCAAGTTCGAGTTGCTCTTCGGCAATCACAACGGCCATGCCGCCTGATTCTTTTATCTCTCGACTGTTTTTGTCTTGCAGTGCTGTGGTCGTGCCTTTACCCGCCTTGGCTTCAATCGCAAGGAAGTTTCCGTTGACACAGCAGAGAAAGTCGGGGACTCCTGAATTGCCGTAGCCAGTGCCGATTGGCATGGCGTAGTAGACACCGTTGTCTTTCAGGATTTTTTTGATCTTGGCCTTGACCTTGGCCTCTGGTGTTGCCGCCATTATTTCCAACCTATAAAGGTTATGCCCTTGTGCTGAAGTATGGCTAAGGTCGGGGTGCTTTCGCAAGTCTCACACGAAAATGAAATAAGCAATCCTTGACGCTCTGGGCTTGGGTT